TCGAATATTACCAAGTCATCACCTAATATCTCATATTTGTCAAACCAATTGCTACTACCGTAAACACGGTAAGCACAAGTTTGTACAATGAGATGGTGAGTAATCGCGAGCATTGCCCAAGATGAAAGACAACCCATAGGTTGCCCTGTCCCATAGCTATAATAGCTATTAGGCTCCAATCCATAATCATCACTTCGCACTATATATGGTCTATCGACTAATATAGATGACCATAATTTACCTAAACCTTTAGTTTTATAGATTGAATCTATAATCAAGGCTTGAAGATAAATTGGAAGTCGATCTGTAGCAGACGATAAATCTACTGAATAAGCGCAATTGTATTGTTTAGATTTCTCTAAAGATCTAGCAAAGCTAGCATCTTGATCTAAAGTCCCATCATTAGGTAAACGATGTAATAATCCGAAAATCGAATTATGTAATGGTTTAAATAATGACTGAGTCCAAATATCAACAATCGCAAATACTCTTAATTTTCCTGCTGCTTCTTCCTTAAATGCTAATTTTCCTAGAGCAATATCATCAAATGATGTAACTGAATGATTAACTTTAACAGTTAAACTTTCATAATTGGTCAAAAGACCATACATAAAATTAATGGCATTGTCTAGTAATTTAAACAATTTAAAGGACGAAGTCATCAGGCAGTATGATTTAATAGAATCATATATTTCCGGATACTTAGCTATAGCTATTGCATCAGTCAAAATGGCTGATATTGCAACGTTACAGTTAGGACCCGATGCGAGTGAACGATGTAATTCTTCCGCACGCAATTCTTTAATATCACGATTTAACTTATTATTTTTAATAATAAAATCAGATACTTCTGAAATTGCAAGTAGAGTTTCCATATTTCCAGTCCATTTATCAGTAATCGTACTAAGATTTACTTTATAAGGAGTTTTAATAACTCTATAAATACTTAGTAAAGATAACCATAATCTTATAGTACTAGGACATCCTGCTCTTATAGCAGAACGATCTTTCGTACCAATAAATTTAGGTAATCCATTGATTAACTGTGGAAAAGGATAATTTGGCTCTATTTCTCGGAGAGATTTAAAGGGTTGAGATGATAGTTTACGCTGCACAGCCATATGGCAAGCCTTCAGATACTTAACAGTATATGTCGGTCCATGATGATTGTGTACAGATAGTATATACAACAGAAACTTATTAAAAGCTCTTAATCGAGGCGAAATTCTAACTTTAGAAGTTGTCACGGAAATTACTTTCCAAGCAACCTTTCTTAAAGTTGTGATTAATTCTTTTGAATTAGTCAGCGATAACATAGACGGAAGTAATCCTGTTAACCGACTTTTAAATCGTTTATTTAATGATAATAGTTTTGACATTATTGTTATTATTTAGATGATATAAAAGAGGAGGTTGCAGGATTCGACCATCTACTTACTTATTCCTTTAAAAGGGAGTTAGTTAATAGAAGGTGCCACCTCGACTGGTATTGATGTACTAGGTACAGAGCAACGAAACAGTCATACCTTCGGGGAAAGGATTTATT